TTTCAGTTAAAAGTTCAATTTGTTTGTATCCTTCAATTAGTTGTTTTTGCCTATCAATATAAATAGTCATCATTAGCTGCCTCTCAGCTTCTTTCACTATATTTCACTCTCCTTATCTTTAGTTTGAGATCTTGATTTTTCATAGTTTCTCCATGCGTAAAGTGAGGCAAAATCATTATAATCAAATTTAGCATAAAGTGAGTCAATAATTTTTGCAGCATTTATTTTTGCTTCCTCATTGAATAGTGGATTACTAATTTGTTTTTCAAATATTAAATAAGTTTTTACACTAATTGGTATTAAGCTATAAAGTCTTTCTTCGTAAGATTTTGGAGTGTTAACGGATATAATTTTTGGAGTATTTTCTTTCATTTTTTAATTCATAGCTTCAAATTTCTCTGGAAATTTTTTAATTGTAGAAATAGGCACACAAAAGCCATGAGAACAATATATATTTGAATAATCTTTATTTTCTATAAGAATATCTCCCTTTTTTAGCTTATTTAATTCTTCAGTAACTATAAATTTCATTATTTATTATCCCAAAAAAACAAAAGACACTCAATAAATAATATCAGTAAAGCAAGCAAGCCAATTAAGCCTATTGCAATAAAGAATAAATCAATCATTTGCATAATTTATTTAACTTATTTTCTATACTTGCTAATATAGAGTATATATCATCTATTTGCTTATGGGTAATATAAGAAAATGCGGCAGCGTCTTTACTTTCCTGATCAATTAGCCTATTTGAATTACTTACTAATGCTCTATAATCTGTATAATTCTTGCTTTTATAAATAAAATTTATTGTATCCATTCGTAAATTAAAACTTTTAGCAATTAAATGAAGATCTGATTTAATAGATACATTTTGTAGTTGAGCCTTAACTGCGTTATAAAGTATTGAGTTTATAAGTCTCATATTTTATATAAAAATTATTTGCCGTTTAGCTTTGTTTATATCCGCAGTTATTACACCAAACAGACACCACTTCCCAATATTGCGGATCTGGTGCATCAAATCCGGTGTTGTCCCATTCAATCTCTAATAATGTAGCACAATCCGGACATTTATTGTCGTCTAATTCTTCAATCTCTTTATCCATATATAAAATGTAATATAATTGTAATACAATGTCAATAGGTAAGTTATTAAAAACTATTCCCAGAAGGGCTAGTGGGTAAAGTCCCCCCCACCCCCATTTAAGAGTTTTATAAACGGCGTTTTTCGGTTTTTTTGTCCGCACCGATCAAGTGTCTGTAAGATGCTTAGCATTTTTCGTCTAGCATACACCTACATGCCACATCTCTGCATTTAGTAAGTGTTAAGTACTATTCCCTTTAGGGATCTCGATGTGCTGTCGAGATAGCATAAGGTTTTAGCTTTGCAACTTTTCTGTGCTGCGACGCTTGCAAATTTAACCCCCCCGTCGCTGATTATTATATTAATATTTTAGAAAATATGATCAATGTTATTGTTCCCATAAATTTGACAAAAAAAACCTATACTCAGGTTTGCCAAGCGTTATAACACGCCATTGCCAAGCTGTTTTCACTTGGCAAACCTAAGAATAGGTTTACTCTTGCAATGCTATAACAATTTTACTACCCCACTTGGCTAAGGGCATCACTATTATGTAAGTTAGAAACGATAAGCAAGGTAAAAACACTTTGATTTTTACGTTATTTAACTGTATCTATAAAAAATCTACCAAATAAAATGGATTATTGCAATAAGCATTATGCTAACTTTTGGATTTTTTCAAGGCAAAAGTATTGCAAATTTACAACTTACCCATTTTATTATTAAATTACCCCATTAATTTTTGTATTTGATTTAAATCTAAGTAAAATATTAATTATTGCTACACTTGCAAAAAGTAAATCTTTTATATTACCGTCTGGCACTATTGGTGTCATAAACATAAGCACTGAAAGTACTAAGGATAAAAGATTAAAAATTATCGTTTTTGATTGTAGCGCTGTTTTCATATTATTATTTTATCATTTTTATAATAATTAATCCTACTTGATAAATGATAAATACACATATTCCATATAATATTTTTTCCAGTACCTCAACTTTATATTTTATAATTTTAAATTCTGTTTCTATTTCCTTTTGTAATTCTTTAATTTTAATCTCTGCATCTTCTTTGGTTAAATACTTAATCGCAATATCTTTCATACATGATTTAAGTTCTTCTAAAGATTGTTTAATCCATAGCAAATCTTGTCGAAATAATGCTAATGTTGTTTCTGTATTATTCATTTTATAGTTGTTTTTTTTGTAAAAATAGATGATAGTATTTTGATAATATTTATTTTTTGTTGTCCAGCTCTGCAAGCATTTAGCTGTAAATTAAATTTTCCTACCTCAATTTGCTTATCCCTTAGCTTACTCTGTAAGTCTTTTATTTGAGGGATATACAACGCTTCTATTTTTGCAATATTTGGCATAGTTCCTTTTAGCCCACTGTATCGGTCTTTTTCGATTTTAATCTCTCTTTGGCACTCAATTTGCATATTTGATAATTGATCATTCTTATTTGTAATTTCAGAGTTAGCTTTTATAACTTCCATTTGTGTGGCAATAAGTGTATTTTTAGCCGTAGTTGCATCACTTTTAAAGCCTGCTATTACCCTCTGTATGTCCTCAAAAGAGGTATTGACTGGGTTAGCATTATCGCCGATTACATAATGCACTATTTTATCAAATTGAGTACTCTTATTGACAAGATTTTCAAAGTCCTTTTTAGCTACTGGTATAGTATCAGCATTGATACTCGGCTTTGATCCGGTAAAAATAATATATTGAAAAATTGAATTTTTAGCGCTTGGCCTAATCCACCCTAAATAATCCTTCAAACTATGTATTTTCCCACCGATTGGATCTGCAATAGTAATATCGTTTTGATCATTAGAATTATAATCAATTGCAATAACATAATGAGTGTCATTATTTACTGTTTTTGGATTATAGTCTAATTGAAGCATTACGGGCATACCATTATCAAGTGCATTTCTGATCTCTGCCATTTGTACGTCTGATACTGGCGTATCGCCTATATTAATAAGTTTTTCTTTTATTTCTGGGTATATTTTAGTAAGCGCACCCCATACATAAAGTGCGCTACCAACGGAAAATCCTACATTAACGCCGAGATTAATAAGTTTTTGATTTATAGTAACTGGTGTATCATCATAGCCAAAATAACGGCATATGTTGGTGAGGCAAGTAATAAGGCAAGCATAATTATAAAAATTATATTGTGGATCTGTATTAAAACCGAGCAAAAGATTTGCCCACCTCGTATCCGATTGACTATACACTATCGGTAAGTTAATTTTTGCCATAATTAAAATTTTAACATATTTATATTATTTGCGTAGCCGATCCACAAAAAGAAAATCCACCTGCAATTTTTGAAGATGCAGGATTACTATCTGTTGCATCTGTTACTTTGCATGTTTCAATTCTAATTCTTCCAACTGCACCAGCACCACCATTACCATTAAAAGCACCCGTACATACACCACCTGCGCCACCCGTTGATACAATATTGTTTAATCCGCTTACACTTACTGCTTTAATAAATATGCTACCGCCTGCGCCACCGCCTGCCGCGCCACCCTCATTATCAGAAGCGGCACCAACTATGCCATTTACGCTTATTGTAGACGTAGATATAAAATCTCTACAAAATATCATTATAATACCGCCACCAGCGCCACCGTCTTGTCCTGATTGCGATCCAGAAAAATTACCACCCCCACCACCACCGCCACCGCCCATAGTCATAGTTATTAAATTAGCCGCACCGCTTGGGCTTCCCCCTTGTCCAGCGCTCGAAGCATTGCGATCAATTCCGTCTATGCCCGATACCGCATGGCCACCACCACCACCATGTCCACCCTCAACATGACCAGAGTCCGGCGCTTTTACACCGCCGCCGCCGCCGCTACCATTTGGCGAAATCCCAGTTGTACTTGATCCCACTGTTCCCTCGCCTGTATTACCAATAATAGCTGATGAAGCACCACCGGCAAAACCTTTACCGTCACCAACTATATTATTGGCAATATCGACTTTACCATTACAAAAAAATGCTATGATGCCACCTGTATTGCCATTCCAAGCCTTTGCAGTCAAAGTGCCTGAAATAGAAACACCCGAATATTGAGGCAATTTTATAACTTGTGCTTGTGAAGCGCCACTATCGGTATAAGTATTGGCAAGTGGTAAAGTGGTTGTAATTGTTCCCACCGTATAGCTTGTAATTTGATTTACTTCCCATGCGCCAACCCCTGTGCCTCGCATTTGAATTATTAAAATCAATTGATTTGCGGCAAAACTGGCATTTGTAGCTGTTAATGAAGTTGATCCAATTGTACCAGAACAAGAGCTATCAACTGGAGTATCTGTACCACTTAATGCTATTATTCCGTCAATACCAGATCCGAAGCCTATAAACTGTGTCATATAATTTCAGTAGCATATACCAATACTCGAAGCGTGTCTGCGCTTGATACGCCTGTTAAATCAACCGAAATCTCATCACCCTCTGATGCAGTAGTATTAGCAAGGCCGGTTGTTTCGTTTCCATAAGACGTACCTATTGAAATATTTGATTTAATAACATCTCCAGTGGTGGCGTTTCTTATACGAAGTGTCGCCGAGCCTGATACCACTCTATGTTTAATTTTTGTAATTGTCATATCTACGGGTAATGGGATAACTTGTAAGCCGTCACCAGTAACCAGCGTGCCTTTTATTTCAAAGAAAAAACGCCGCAATTGAGTTATCGTATCAGTTCGTAAATCATTATATTGTGTGGCCGTTGCATTTGTTCCAGCCGTTGTATCACTGCTTATTGACATATTTTTATTTTAGCATATCTATGCTATGGTAACTGCCCAACTAAGCGTTAAAGTTTCAGCGCTTGTTTTTACACGATTAATTGATGATCTACAATATAAAGTACCTGTATTAACAGTTCCGCTTGCATCATCACCAAAAAGACCAGCTTCCCTCAATGTCCCGTTTCCTTCTGATGTTGTATAAAATGTTTGAAATGTGGCCACATTGCTTGTATTACTTCGGACACTTACTAATTTTCTAAATATCTCTGCCGCAAGCTGTGTGTCGGCAAGCGCGGGCGCAACTGTTGAAGTTCCAAGCGCACAATATGTAATAATACCTTTATTATTTGATGTGTCACCCCTTATATGTGCGGTAACGCTTACTTTTCCGGCAGTCACAAACATATTAGGGACTAATTGCTCTACAATATGACCAGTTTTAACATTGCGTAAAGTAATTAATATTTTACCAATTGGCGTTGCTATACAATCACGCAATTGGAATATCCCATTTTTCTCTTCATATTTACTTTTTATTATTTTCATACTTTAATTATAAATTAAAACTAATTTCTTTGTCGCTTCAACTAAATCCCCAGTATTACCATTGAAACAGATCCCATTTTGCAATAGTACTTGGTGACGATTGTAGACTATCACTAGCCCATGTACTATAAGAGCCGGCACTATCTATTGTTAATACCTCTGTTATGCTATCAGAAAGCAAGCTATCAGTTACACTTAATAAATTATCCACGACCTCTTGATCGTTTACTTGTGCCAGATTTTTATTGCTTTCAAGTAACTCTATTAGAAAACGTATAATACCCATAGTCTTTGCACTTGATAATTGTATTTCGTACTCATAATTACCTGCACCAAAAGATCTAGCATTTGCCGATGTAACAATATAATCTGAATTTATGTCATAATCCGTTAAATTTATATTGATATATTGTCCCGAACGAAAGCCCGTTGTAAAAGTTTTAAAGCTTCCCTCAATAATATTATTTGCATAATCAGTAAGTTCTGCACTAGCCCTATCTCTCGCTGCTTGTTGTGTCGTAATAGATTTATCAAATATTGCAAATTCTTTCTGGCCATTATTCGATATGCTCGCGGTGTCCTCAACTGCAACTAGAATTGGTATATCGTATGTATATTCAACAAGTAATGTATCACTTGATGATAAAATTACTGCGCCACTATCTTGCTCAACATATTTTTCTTGAAAATTTAAGTAAAAATCAAAACCAGAAGTGTTAATATTTTTAATTCCAACTGTTTTTGTTATCCCATTTACTTTTAAAGTTAAATCGTGTGGCTTATCTGGCAATATAAATTGACGGATAGCACTATCACCCTTAGTTGAATAAGTTGTACTATCAGATAACTTTGTACCACCACGCACATATACCCGATTTTTAAGTTGTGTTGCGTCTTTATGTATTATTAAATTTGAATAATCTTTTGCTGGTGTAGTACTGATTATATTGAAGGGCGTAGAGCTAGTTATTAATGGAAAATAATGTATATCTTTTGAATAATCAATATACCAGTTACGGCCAGTAAGATCAGCAATGCGGCGCAATGCTTGGGTAGGCTGTATATATCCGAAATTAATTTGATCAATTGTTACACCTAAGATTACATTTGATGTAGTAATGCCGAAGCCTGCACAATATGTTTCAATTATATCTTCAATGATTGCCTTGTCTGTTTGATTGGTATAGGTTTTATTTACTAGGTTTCTATCAAGAAGTCTTGAATAGTCAACGCAAGATATATCAACCTGTATTTTTCCTATCTCTTTTTTACGTATATCTACCGTGACAATATACCCACCAAATAATATGGTATCATCATCAAGAGTAATAATAATCTCTTGATCCGTTACGGGTATACCGCTATTACTTCTATCAATAAGCGAAAATTGACAAGTATTTTGCTGATCGTTAAGTATATCATTAACTTGTATTGTTTGATTAATTATATCAGTTGTACGATCAACGCCATTTATAGAAACATTATATGTGGGTATGTCTGTTTGAAAATTTAACCATTCACCATATCCTGTGCCAAAAGTATTGATTGCGTATGCACGATAATAATATCTTGTATTTGCTGTTAAATTTGTTACATTATAGTCAAAATCACCTGTTGTAAAAGATCCTGTTTCGTTGAAAATTTTATCAACATATTCTACTGTTCCAAATTCAAAGCCATTTTCCGTAATAGTAGTAGTAGAGATTGAATGACCATTGAGGATTGCTATTTTTTTACCAATCGAAGTAGCCGGTTGGGTTGTAACGTCTGGAGTACCTGCAATTATTATTTTATCGCCTGTTTCAAGTAAAACAAAATCACCAGTTTCAAGAAGCAAGAAGTATGACATATTTATATCTTATTATTTTTATGATTTAATATCAATGTAGCCTATAAATAAGTATAAATTTTATACATTATCAATGCCTGCAATTTTTTTTACAGAAGCAATTGCAATACTTCCTACTTTTTTTATATCTGCCTGTGTAATACCCATAAATTTTTTAATTAAAGAGGTTATCGGATTATCCCAAGCCGAAGAGGGCGGAGTGTAACCACTTGTATGCCCTGCTGTTCCCTTAACATAAATGACTTCATCAACCCAACCATTAATATATTGCTGATTTAAGTCTGTCCACTTCCTGCCAATTGTTAGGCCGTCCCCACCCGCTTGTGTCCCAGAAGCCGTTTGTGTTCCGCCTTCTTGCACACCGTCAACGAATAAATACCATGAATTGCTACTCCTGCTTACTTCAAGATAGTGCCAGTTACCGTCGTTGATATCACTTGTTCCCATAATTATGACATCGGTTGTCGTTGATACCCCAATATAGTGCGTAAAATTGGCCGGCTGATTTGATGCACCATTATAATCCGCACCCAACGCCCAGCCTGTGTAAGTAGATACACCAATGCTACTCGTTAATGATCCAATAATGCCACTATAATTAGTCCTAGCATTTGATTTATACCAGCAACTAATAAAAAAATTACCTGCTAAATCCCAATCTGCTGTATCTGCTAATGATAGCCAGTCCCCTGTTCCGTCAAAGAGAGCCGAAGCATCACCGAATTTATATTGTGCAGTATCTATCTGGGCATTACCATTGGCTGTTATAGTTTTTGGAGTACTTTCACTATCGGTAAATGTAGTTGATGTATCAGTACCGTCCATGTGTAAAAGTAGCTTTGTATTAGTGTCGTATGCCATAATTTAATTTTTTATGTATGCTCAACTTGTACTAATTGCGGATTAAAGTACATACGATCTGCATGTGTAGCAACACCAATAATTTGAGTTACTGTATCCGTTGCAGTTGGTGCTGTTTGTGTAAGTCCGCCCGCCGTTTCTGATAGGTAGATAATACCCCCTACAATCCATGTCCATGCGTCATTTCTTGCAATACCAATTAAAAGAAAACTACCAGAAGCATTATTTGAAATTGTCGCCAATGCCATAACAATTGCTGTTGCTGTTGCTATTACGCTTGCATCTGCTTTGCCAACTTTGCCGTCTGATTTAATATATCCTACATCAGCAAATACAAGATCTTGCCCTGCGGTAAGCGCTATTTTAATGCCACTTGCCGTTATATTAGAGGCCGGTGACGCTGTTATAGTTAAATCAGTTTGATCACCAGTATTTGTACCAGAAGTATTACTAATCACTACAAGTTGTGCGTCAGTAACATATTTTTTATTTGTATCTTCAGTTAAATCCCCAGTCGTTAGCACAACCGCGCCAGTTTCACTATTTACTGAAATTACTGTATCCGTTGGTGTCAATAATTCTTGCCAATTACCAAGCGTACTAGCACCTGCAAGACGCAATATATATGTTTTATTTTGATCACTTCTTACCGCAACGTCACCCACTTCGGCAGTTAAGGCAAGCATAGCCGCTTGCGAAGCAACAACAAAAGTATTAGTAATTGAAATAAGTGGCATTTGTGCATCTGGTATAAGACCGCTACTATTAAGCGAGGCATATCCATTTGCAACACCCTTTAATGAAAGTGTTTGATAGCGTGCGTCTAAGACGCTAACGGCCACTTTTTTAGTTACTGGTGTTCCTGCCGGATCATCAACAATTGGAAAAATATCATCAGTTGTTAAAGATGAAAGCGTTGTTAATTGTGTTATTTTTTGATCTGCCATATTGTTATTATGCTATTTTTATATAAATAAAGTCAATTAGAACCTAACTTGTGTTCGCAATTTTCGTATAATTTGATTTCCCAATTTTTCTGCTATTGAATTTGCGCTAAACTCATCAGCTATTATTGCACCGTCCATGTTTACAACTAATTGTAAATTGCTTATTGACGAAGCACCTGCGCCAACTGCACCAGCAATAGCGGGCGCACCCATTGTAGGCACTACCATAATGTCAGTAAGTGCGTCGTTTACTTGTCGTACGCCGCTTTTAACAATATCAAGTACTGACGGACTATTCCGTTGAGTAAAGTCTAATGCGTTCTTAATTTTATTTACAAAACTACTGATTTTATTCCATGCGTTTTCAAATGGGCTTACTAATGCATTAATTATTGATCCACCCCAGCCTTTAATAAATATAATTGCGCCATTAAATATTTTTACAATTCCGTCCCAGCCGTCACTTGCCGATTTTTTAATTGCTTCCCATGCGCCAGACCAATCACCTTTTAATAGAGCAATAGCGGTAGTAAAAATGCCTGCAATTATTGCCCAAGCAAGTTGGAAAATACCTATAATTATTTGCCATGTTGCCTGCAAATAAGGCACGAAAGCATTGAATATATCGCGTATACCCATGAAGTTTGTTTGAAATGCTGTATATAATGCAGTAATAGCAACAACAACCAAAAATAAAGGATTTGTCATTGCAGTAATAAGCATTGTAATTGTGCCGATAATAAGTAATGCGGATAGTCCGATTGCAAAACCTGTCAAAAATGTTAAAACAAGATCTTTATTTTCAGATATCCATTTACCAATTTTTACGAATGCGTCACGCAATTTGAATAGGCCTTGAAGTCTTGGGTCGTCCTCGTCCATACCAATACCCTTTAATAAACCGACTGTTGAATCCCCAGTTGCAACAAATGTGATAAGTCCTTTTATAACATCACCGATACGTTCTTTAAAATTACCCCATTGAACCGATACTGCCGCTAATTTACCCTCTGTGGTAGTTAATGCAACTTCATTTGTATATTTCAAATTTTGTTGAAATCCCTCGTTTATCGCACTTACTTTTTCCATTTCAGTGCCAGTCATTATAATTGCTTTTTGGGCTTCTGTAAAACGTATACCTGATTTTTCTAATATGCCAAATGATCCGCGCAATGCTTTGGCCATCATATTTGCCGCATCACCCATTTGTTCGCCGGACGCTTTAACACCGAATTGATTAACAGATAAATCCGCTAGTGATTGACCAAGCCCTTGCACTGCTTCATTTGACAAGCCGAATGTTGACAACTGTGCAAGTCCGGTTTTTATATTATCATCGTCCAAGACACCTTTATTTTGTATTGCAATTGCTAAATTTTCGGTTTCTTTTAACTGATCTTCTGTTGCTTTAGTTACGCCTATAACGGCATGCCGTAATTTTGCTTGTGCTGCTTCTGCTTCATTTGAAGCGTCGACGCTTTGTTTACCAAAAAATACAAGTCCAGCACCTACGACGGTTGTGAATAGTGCGGTTTGCTTTCCAAAGCTTGCAAGCCCAGATGACATTTTGCCAATACTATCACCCACACCATTTACGGTATTTTTGGCTTCGGCCATACCTTCCCTAAATCCTGTGAGGTCTGCTTTAATATGTGCAACTACCGAACCGACATCAAAAGCCAAGCTACGCCACCACCCTTTCTATTAATTTGTTCATATTTCTATTTTACAATAATTCTGGGGTTCTCGCTCATTCTTGCTTTCAGCAATTCCATACCCCCTACGTCTAGTGTAGCACTTTCAATATTATCTTTTGTGTCTTGCTTATTCAGTAAGTCCCACAATTCTTGTGGGTTTTTTGCATGAGGATTTTGTGCAATAGCCAACTGCATTTTATATTCAATATTTTTACGTGACTTGATATGCTTCATATAACGGTAGGCTTCATCGAAATACACGTCTTCTAAAATAGCGCGTTTTGCCCACCCGTATTGGCTCGCTAACGTATCTACAATAATATCTAACCAGTCTGGTTGGTCGGTAGTTAAGCCGATATTTCCGTCTTCGGGCGGGCTATTACTTTTTTTATATTCTCGTATACGTCGCGATAATTATTGACCTCTATTACTGCTACTAATACTTCTACTGCCTCGTCTAATCCCATTTCGTTTATTTCTTCTGGTTTTAGTTCGGTTGCAATTGAAAGTATGCCTATTAAATCTGGTATGCTTGTAGCAACTAATATAGGTAATTGTTCAAAGATTTGGTCGTTTGTCATTTTATCCAAACCACCTAGCCTTTTTGGCAATTCTTTTACTGCCGTTAGAAGCTCTGCATATTTACCAAGAGGTAATTTTTTAACTTCTACTGTTTTATTTTCTAATTTAACTGTAATTGGTTTTGTCATATTTACTTAATATTGGCGGGTAACTGGTACCACGCTTGCCAAACATTAAGTTGGTGTTAGAGTGTACTGTCACCAATTAAACCGAGATAGTTACCGTCTGATTTTGTTTCATCAAGTAAAGCCTCAAAGACAACCTCAACTATTTTTTCTTCATCAACTTTATGACTTAAAACGACTGAGGAAGCAACATATGCTTTATACATGACAATATCAAATTTTCTAGTACCCTCATTAACTGGGTGCAAAACTAACGAATAGGAAACGGCTTTTGCCGCTACTCCTGCACTATGACCTAACGTAATACGAGTATTGCCAGCGCCTGCAAAAGTAGATTGTGGGATTGCATTACGCAAGTTCGCAATTGTAAATTCTGCAAGTGGCACTTTGGCTGTAAATTTCTCGCCCGTCAAGTATTTTTCAACAACGGTCTCACCGTATTTATCGACGGTTACATCTTTGTGCATAGGCTCGTAGGTAACTTCAACACCGCCCTTAGTGTGTCCAAGATCAGTGCCGTTATAGGTTACGCTACAAACTCCAACTTTAACATTTGTAATATCGCTCATTTATTCTCACTCTCCTTTCTAGTCCATAATTTGATAGTTTAATTTATCAGGACTTCTATAATCTATAAATTTTGCATGTTTTCTCGTCAGATTTTTTCTCCAATTTTCATCAAATTTTTTACCCAAATTTGGTTTGTGTGTTCTCATTTTTTCAAAGTTTCAGCATTTAATGCTGTAAACTCATTTTTTATTATACATAAATTTTCCTTTGTTTGAATATGTTTAAAATTAAACTCGTTAAGTTCATTACAACGTGGACAAAAAAAAGCTTGACGACCTGCATAAATATATTCATATCCAAAAAGCTTCCTACAATTATTGCAACGTATTTCACGATAGAATTTATCATTAATTGTTGGCATATTATCTTATACGACAGTGAAAATTCATACTAAATTCATCTAAGCCATCAGCATTCCTGCCTAAGTGTCCACCCTCTGATACTGCTAGGATAAAATAAAAATATGTACTACCAATTGTTATATTTGTTTTTTGATGCAATAATTCCCTGATTGCCTCTAATTTTATTTTACCTGTGTCATAGTCAATATTTTGCAAATATATTTGAAAAGTTGGCTCTTTTGTTGGTAAATAAGTATCCGGCTGACTTCCGCCAGTATCTAAAATTACAACACAGGCGCCCACATCTGCTGGCATGTAACTATAAAAAATATTCGTACCCACAGTACCAATGCCATTTGATTGTAAATATGTTGATATATCAGAGATTAAGCTCATATTAAATTGTTGATCCTTTTATTTCATCTTGTAAAAACTTCAAAAAAATTTGCATGTTTTTTAATATCGGATCTATTAAATAACGTCCTTTACGTCCTTTTTGAAAATTATATTCTGGGTGTTCATGTAATCTTGCCGCATATACTTTATTATATCCCACATCAACTTGATTTTCATTTATAGGTTCCATGCTGGCGCTTGTTAATAATGCACCGATATTGTGTGGCACTTCAAATGATGACAAGCGAAGTATCTCATTTCCAATTTTATCCAGTGCCGAGCTTGAGGCTTTTTGCATTGCTTCACTTAATGCTATCATGCCTTTATCAAAACTTTTTGTGTCCCATTTTACGTTTGCCATTTTAATAGATCTAATTTAATATGATTTGTGTTTCCTTTACTATCTGGCACTTTATATTTTGCAAATACTTTATATGTCTGACTATCATACGTAACCTTGTCATCAATATTTGCTGAAATAGTAGAAGCGACGTATGCAATTGCTGAAATAGTAATAGTTGCACCAGTTGGCAACATAATATTTTTTTGTTTTGCTTGAAAGCGTGCTTTTACTGAAACACCAGATCCTACCACTTCCCTGCCTTGACTATTATAAGAAGATTTACCATAGATTATAATTGTCTGATTAAGTAAACCAGTAGGCATGCTCATATTAAAGTATAATACCTGTTTTATTTGCAATTCCAAGAAGCAACAAGCGAGCCTTTGGTGCTATTAGTTTACTTGTACCGGTAGAGCTTCCACGATTTGTATATGAATAATCCCCTATGCTTTCATTTTCCATATCTGGCTTATCATTGCCAAAAAAATTATCACCCATTAATGACATATATTGCACCTGTGCCGCCGTTGCACGTTTTACTGCCTCTGGTATATTTTTATAATATTTATTTGTATAAAGTCCGTCATATTCTACGTCTTGCGTTCTTGGGAATTTGCCTAATTGCCAGATAAAATAATAGCTAGTAGTATCAAGGGGTGTGGTAAAATTGCTCTCAAGAGTAATATACCCAGATAATGTTTGTGTGATTATTTTCATTTTTTGTCCTTCACCGGTTCCGCCAATAATCTCAATCCAGCACCTCTTCAAAAAATTTGCTTGTAAATTTGATTGATTTCTTGGATCAAGACGGACATTATTTGCACCACCCTCTGATATTAGTCCTCTAAATTCAATCTGCATGAATTTATCTTGAAAACCGACGTAATCATCAATGATCTCTTCTGCCTCTGAAATATCAACGGCTGTTGGTGTAATTCCTGCCATTTCATATACTTCTGCGGCTGTTACATAATCACGTCTACTTGTATCAGTCATAATTTTATTATATCAGTTTTTCTAAGAAATTTTGCAAGCCCCTAAATTCTTTATCAAAATTACATACTTTGATAAAGTTTTGATATGTCGCCACACACATTTCATTATATCTTTGTGCGTCGTTAAAATAATTAATTTTATTTATTATTTCCTCATATCCTAAATTATCTATATTTATGCAAGTAATTCCGTCAATTAATAAGGCTTCTGCTAATTTACCCCAATAATAATTTTTTTTAACTATCAATGGCCTACCCACTGCGGCGGCATTATGAATAATATGTCCGTATCCGTCACCGCCTGCTTTTGTATGCCATATAAAACGTGCTTGTTGCATTTTGATTGCAAGCTCATGGCTTCCGTTACATGATCCGTCACGACATTGCCCGCCAAAGCTTTTAAATTCCCAATCCAATAATTGCCGTTCTAACTGTGTAAATAAATTCCAGTCAGAAGCGAAATGATTTTGTCCGTTAAATACATTGACAAAAGAATAGATTTTTTTATCTGGTATCCCCACAGAGGGACAGAATATATTTGTATTAAATTCTTGGTGGTATTTTATAAAATGTATATTTTCTGGCACGTCGTTTATATTTGCACTTGCCATTATGTTTGATGATAGCCCTGCTTCTATATTCCAACTATTGCCAATCTGATAAATAAACTTAGGCCTATTAGGGTGTATCTCACAAAGATATTTAAAGGGCTTTATGTGTGCAGGTATTGAAGCAATGACAATATCTATCTGTAACTTCATAAATAAATCAAAAGTAATTGCCTTATTAGTACTGTGGCTTTCAATATCTTTACAATGATACAGTCCTTCTAGTGGCTCATCGACAACTTCATTAAGTCTTTCTGATCCGTCTGGAGTAGATCCACCAATACCAAGAAATTGCTTTACTGTTGCTGGGTGGTCGTATACTTTCCAAAAGCCTTGCTCAAACCATTCTTCACCAATTGGCCTATACACATTGCCACCAAGACGCTTTTCAAATAATAAAATAAGGCTGTTTAAAAGCCCAGCGTGATGAAAGTCTACCATTACATTGTAAGTTTTCATATCTGCGGCAATAGTGCCACTCCCCTACCCTACTACCACCTATTGCAAAAAATGCAATTTAGCCTCAAAAAGTAGGGGAGTAGGGGTCTTTTGCCTACTTTTCACGAAAATACGGGCTATTTTTCACACGCTAGGTTTGCCAAGTAATACCCTCATTTTTTCTACTTGTTGCATAAATCTACTATCTAAATCGACTGTGGGTACGTGTGAACTTTCTTGTAGCCATGACCAAAATATATCGGGGTAGTAATTTGGTACTTGTCCACTTTCAAGAAGTGTCATATTGTGACTTAAACCGTTTAAGTGCAAAAATCCTTTATCAATTATCTTGATCTTAAGTTTTAATGCTTCGATGTCTTTTTGAATTTGTCCAAAATGATCATGTGAGGGTGGATTTGCAGCAAAATTCTTACTTGTCCTATTAAGCGCGCCTCTTTTAATAAAAATACAACATGGGTGCATACGTTCTGCGTCTTTAACTGCGATTACTTCATTTCCAGCATTTGCGGCTTTTTCTACAAATCCCCAAAAATATACTGGATCAGTAATAATGAAATCTTGTTCAGTAAACCATACCCATTCTGCGTTATAACTTTGCAACAATGAAGAATTTACCGCTATATTGCGCCAATCTTGATCACCTGTAATTTGTCTATTTTCTATAAATAATACATAATCTTTTTGCATTGCATTGCGTATAAATTCACGATAATTTTGCCCTTGATTTGTTTCCGTAAATACAACAATCACTAAATTAAATCCACTACGATTATCACGGATAAATTGCCGCCATAATGGATAATCACAATTACGTGGCCAACACACCACTACGTCGGGCTTTATATTCATAGTCCTATTGATTTGTATACCTCTTGGCGCTGTTGTATTGATTTTCTGCGTAGGCCATATTGTGATATAAGTTGATTTACGGCTCTACCATATAACTTTGCGAAATTATAAAAGTCCTCTGATATGCCCTCTTGATTATTGATATTAAAATACTCAATAAATGTAAGCCACCATTGCGCGCGCCTTTCCCATTCCTCATGTTCTTGCTCGCTTTGACACCATGCAAGGGGTAGTTCTGTTTGTGCCTTTGCTGGATCAATAAGACGCCTTGCAAGCGCTCTATCATGATCATCACGTAAAATGCCGCCCACTCCACTTGATAAGCTGCCAACATGTGTCCATGATGCCTTACCGTCAAATAAATATTTACTTTCTTGATAATGCTGTAAGTCACTTGGGTGTCCGTGATATTGGGGTACTATAAAAATGCGCTCTATTGGTATCATTGCGCGTAGTTGTAGGCTTGTGTTTACAAAAGTGTCACCATAAACAACGTCAGGCTCTACAACATACCCTAATGCTTCGATTGTTTCGCCCTTATTCCATGCTTTTGCTTTAAAATTGCGATCCGTTTTCTTTAAAAGTTCTGTTTCAGAAAAAAAATAATTAGGCCAAAAATTGCAGCCTTGATCCCCGTCCCCCTCGATTGTTATACCCCATTTTACTTGCGCTGCTTGTATTATTTCAGTAGCGCAGCTTCCGCGCTTACTGCCAACAATATCATATATACCGCTTTCAAGCTGTGAAAAACACCAATCAACATGATTTTTTTTAAAGATAAATCCGTCATCTTCAATAAGCATAACGTATTTTTCTCTTACTATATCAAGTATTTCATTTATTGCGTCGCCATGCTCTATTTGATTATTAGTATATTTATAAACAATTTTCGGGCGACTATCACAAAGCGCTTTGATATAGTCAATAACTGGTTCTTCAATTGGACTATTAATATGGATATAGAGCTTGTCTATTTCGTCACCCCATACGGTATCGTAAAAATGCAACCAATAATTAAGTAAAAATGGATCTGCTGGGTATGGCAGTATTGCTGCACGGCTTCTCATATATTTTTTATAATAATTAACTTGTTATATTTAATTTAATTACCATTTGTAATCTTGTTCTGCAACACGGTAAAATCCTGTTAAGCCTCTTGGTGTTGCAAAATGAAATGGTCGCAATTTTCCGCTTGTAATTAAATCGCTCATTGCCTTTGGTATTTTTCCAAATGGCCATGCAAAGCCGTGTTCCTCATTTGGTATTTGGTGCATGTGTTGGTGCAAATCGTGTATAAATATAAATCCGCCTTCCTGTAAATATGGATAAAATTTAACAAGCTCGGCGTACCTTGTTTGAGGTTCGGTATCAAGCAAAATTAGTTTATAAAGTGGCTCAATATACCCCTCATACTTTCCGATTTGATTTTTGGGTAATATATCAAAATTTGCCGCGTCCCCAAAATGGCATGTAACTTGATCCTCAAGGCCAAGCGCAATCATGCGCTCTTTTGCTCTTTGGTGAATTTCCGGCAAAAATTCTATGGTATCCAAATGACCATTAAGATTATCTTTTAGCGCCATTCCCATATATGCGGCGCCAACTCCAATATGCGTGCCAGTTTCTAGTACTCTTTTCGGTTTTAATAGGCGTGTAATAGCATATAAAAATTCGCCTGTTTCAATTTCAACGCCTGCGTCGTTAAAAGATGAATAACTGCCTGCGCTTGGATTGTATGGTACTTGCCAAAATCCCTCATTGTGGCGTTGTAATGTTGGATCAAGTTCAAGTAGTCTTTTTGTTATGTCCATATATTACAATTATATCACATTGTATTTTTTTAACAACTTTTCCCATTTTAATTTTATATTATTCTTCCCGAAATTTTGAATAGCGGTTTGCCTTCCCATTGCGCCAATCCTTGCCGCCGTTTTCTCATCTTTTAATAAAACATGCGCCCAGTCCCGCAATTGCGATATATCATCACTATAAAAGCCATTAACGCCATTTTGTATAATATCTGGTATTTGATATGTGTCTTTCCCTGCTAATTCCATAGATGTTGCATGGTCACTACCGAGCGCAAGAATTGGTATACCTGTCATTAATGCCTCGATAAAATTCAAGGTATAACTCGCAGGCTGTGTGCCAGCATAAAAATATACTCTGCAATCTCGCATTTTTTGTTTCATTGCCTCATAAGATAAATAGCCACCAGATATATTCCCACTACCCTCATTTTTTGTTCCATAAAGCTTGACTGGTAAATTTTCGGCAAATTTCAAAAAAGCTTCATAATTACATTCTCTTAACCTATTACTCATATCTTGGTTAAGTACCATTATCTGTTTTTCTAGGCCATTCCACATATTAAATTCATTTTCATCTTTGTAAAATTCAATTACTGCGTCGCAACCTATCTGATCCTGTATATATGCTTCACGCTGCGAATAACGCACAATTTTTAATCCTTCTTTACGATAAGGCAATAAAGCTCTTTCATATGCCGGAGTAGATTGTCCGATTGTGCGCCATATTACTATTTTATTTTTAATTTTGTCCCAATTATCAATTATCCATTCTTTTATGTGCATAATAATAATTACATCAAATCTATCAAAAAACTCTTTTGGTATATTGTTGCGATCTGGTGCATTTGCATAACACCATTCATTTGGTATATGAGTGAGAGCAGGCCTAATAGGATCAGCCGGATTAAGCGGATCAATATATGATCCTAAACTGAAATAGTCAATATTTAATTCTTCAAATAATTTAAGTTCGTCATATTCAAGTACAGAATGACACGATATATATAATATTTTCATTTTAATTTTTTTCTGTTGGTATATGTATTAAATTTGATTTATCTACAAGTTGATTAACTAATCTTTGTGAATAATGATTTGGATACATTATTATCGTATCGCACCCAGCGCAATTCCATAAACGATAACCGACTTTAACCTTGTATGATTTATTATCTGTATTTATAAATAACTCGAAATTGTGATTGCTCATAATATTTTTTATATTTTATTTAAGATTTCCTGCAATCGTCTACGCATTTTTTCGCCTACTACTTTAAGACCAAAATTTTCCTTAATAAAATTACTTCCATTTTCCCCCATTTCTTTTACTTTCTTTTGATTATTATATATAAAACGTAATGCTTTGCGCACTTCGTCAATATCAACCTCTGCCCACATTTGATCAGTTGTATACCATTGCTTATTGCGGTTGTTGTCAATAAGAGGCACTAATTTATAAGGCAGTAATTTAGCTATATCCCCGTCTTTTAAGTATTCGTGTATGCCGCCACAATTAGTTGATATAATCGGATTGCCAACTAGCAATGCTTCCATTTGTGGTATTCCCCAGCCTTCGCCTCGATGCGTTGAAACAAAACAATCAAATGATCTATGGAAACGATATATCTGGTATCTATCCATTAAGTTGCGGCATAAATACGCTGGCGCATAATGCCTCAAATTAAGCTTTTTTTTAATTAATCTAATATATTGATTTATCTCTGTTTTTTTTTCTGGTGTGAAATTATCCACATAAGTTTTAATAGTCATAGATACATCTGTTTGCCCTTCAAATTCACGCCAGTATGCCTCAAGTAATGCTTCTGGGTTTTTTCGCTTTGTCCACTCAAATATTGAGTAAAATTTATAGGTTTTATTATTTGGTAATTCCTCATATGCCTGTAAATCATCAGGTATCTTAATATCTATTGCTTCTGGTATTATATAGATTGGCTTTGTAACACCTGCATTACGTATTGCGTCTGCGTTATATTGGCTTCCTGTCCAAATCTCATCACACAACTCTATATTTTTAGCAAAATCTAGGGGGATCTTGTTTGTTTCCCAAAAAACGCGCGCAATATGATATTTGCCGTCCTCAAAAAATTGAGGGTAAACATTTGGTGTAGTATGTAATATTTTTATCTTATAATCTAATATGCGATTTTCAAGTCTTTGCACTAATTCGCCCAATTCGCCGAAATCACTAATCTCTAGCGTATATTTTGGTATTTGTGTAGTAACTTCAATGTTGGCCATAATAAGAGCCGCTATATCATGGCGATTGGCCTCACCATACCCCGAATAATCAAGCGCTGTGCCACAATATTTTATTTTAATATGAAAATCCCCCCCTTATTTCGTCTATAAAATCCATAATTTTGTGACAACACTCTATTATAAGGCTATATAATTTTCTAATACTGTAATTTGTTCTTTTCCGCAACGATCACAAACAATCATATTGCCTATTATGTTGTTAAAGCTTTTGAAAGCAATATCAGTGCAACCGTAACAAACATATCTATATTTTAATATTTCTTTTTTTTCTTGAATATTTGTTGTTATCCCCATAACTTATCACCACCTCTTATTTATATTAATTCTAATAATAAACTATTCTTGAGAGGTTTGTTATTTAAATCTATACTTTGAATTTTCTTAAATATCATATATAAATTTTCTGCTGTTTTTGTTCCTGTCCAGTTTTTAACATACTCCGAAGCTTGACGGCCAATTTCTATTGCTTGATCTTGATGTTCATAAACATACCGCATTTGTTTAGCTAATTGATCCACGTCACACACTACCATTTTACCCACATCTTGGCCTTTATATCTTGAATAAATAGCTGGGCATGTTTCCTTAACTTTTGCCTCATACATATATTTATCATTAAAATATTCACTAATACCGTGCGCATTCGGGACAATTGCCGGCATACCTGTTGCCATTGCTTCAAGGGGAGTCAATCCAAAGCCTTCACCCCTGCTGGGATACACGAAACAATCGCTTTGATAACAAATATTTAATAATTCAGTTTCGCTAATTTTGCCTCTTACAATTTCGATATTAGGATATTCACTTTTAGTGATTGGTAATGGGATATAATCAAGCGTAGTCTTGAAGATCATTTTAACTGGCTCATCTTTATTAAAAGCTTTAACAAATGCTTTAAATACTTCTGTAAATCCCTTGCGTATATTAAAAGCGTTGTAATGTAAAAATATAAAATCTTGGCGCATTTTGCGTTTATTTATACGTGGTTTATACTTGAATATTTTATCATTATATCCCAGTGGCACTACTTCTGCCATAATTCCTGCTTTTGCAAATACTTGCGCGCACCATTTTGAAGGCACAAGTATTTTATCCGCTTCCTTCAAATAACTTTTCCAATCATTCGGTATTTTATCGCTTTCAAACATAGTATAAAGTATGCGATATGGCGCTTCAAGTCGGGTAATGCTATATGGATTATGAAAAAGCAAAGCAATTTTTTGTCCCAAATTGCTTGTTGATATATTAATTCCTTTTGCTTGCAATTCCTCAAGAATAATACCACTAGCAATTGAATAACCGTCTTTGCCACCTTGTGATACAGTTGCCATATATACACTATTTGAAATATTATCTATGCCTTGATTACTTTGTGCGGCAAGCTGTGTCTTGGTTTTAATATATATATTTTGCTCTTGTAATGTTGCTATCTTAAAGCCTTCGTTTATCCACCGTTGGTATTCTTTTTGATCATCAATTGCGACGTATTTCCCCGTAGGACTTATTAAATAGGGCATATTACAATAATATTACATTTCGTGGCATATTTTCAAGTACCAAAAAAGCCGCTTTTTTAAGAACGGCTTATTGGTTAAGATGAAAGTTAGAAGCTTTCAACTTCAACTACTCTGCGTTGATCAAGTACTGAAACACCATAGAGTAAATCAAGGGTTAATTTATGCGCACCAAGAGCCGCGTCGTATGAAAAGAGCGTCCTAAGGGACACGCTCGACGTTGGATCATTGATAACTGCCGATAAAGTCCCTGTGCCTGTTATTGGTCGTGGTAATGGCCGCGAAGCCATTATGAAAGCGTCCTTAGTGTAAGCTAAGTTATGATAAGCAACTGGTGACCCAGTTACCGGTATCATCTGACTCTCCCAAACTTCCATTCCATAAGCTCGTATTACCGAACCTGTGGTAATTTGTTCGCCAGTTCCTCTAGCATCATATCTTGAAAATTTATCTGTACCGAGCAAATCGTTGTAAACGGTTGCATCGCAATAAAAATACCTCTGCTCTAACTTTGGTACTTTTTGATCAGTAAAATATTTTCGGATAGAAAGCATAGAAGCATCAATTGTTGCTGCACTTGATCTATTCCAAGTAACGGTACTTGTTACAGAAGGGTGGAGTGCCGCAATAGTTGTTTCTACTGCTTCGGCTAGTGCGATTGCACCGTCGTTGGCATACTTCATCTGTGTATCTTGATTTTCCAAAACCTTAGTCACATCATCAATTACTAGAGTTACCTCTTTATGCTGATTAAGTGTTACTGAAATATTTGTTCCAGTAGGATTTTGCAAAGTGAACACATTGCCAGCGGTCTTATCATTGGCAACAACTGCACCGGTTTTTGCTACTTGAATAACTTTACCAAATGTCGCCGTTTCAAAATCACTGTCTTTTGCAATTGTTTTAGCAAGGTTTAAGTAAGAAGGAAAACGCTGTAAACATTTTTGTGCAATAATTGTCGGTATAAATACCGCATTTGTTGTATCATTTAGTACATTTTCTGTCATTTATTTTCACCTCCTCTCGTTTTTGTTTATCGCCAAATCATTGGTTTCTATTTAAGAATAACATCGAGGCTGTTAGAGGTCGTTTTCGATTTGTCCCTTAGTCATTGCTGTCAATATCTCTGCTTCATGTTCCTTGTAAAATTTTGGATCTAGCAATTGACTATGTTTAAATCGTACTAACTTCCCCTGCTCGCTTTCCCCTCTTGCACCTGCGCCCATGTCGCCTGCTTTTTGTGTGCCTTTAAGGTATGGCGAAGCCTCTAATAATTTTTTAACCGCTTCCTCTGCACCTGTTACCGTTCCGTCCTCTGCAACTACTATATTTGCTCTATCTATCAATTTTAGAATTATCTTAGGATCAATTGCACCGAGCTTACTTGCAAAAGCTAATATATCGAGGTTGGCGACTTGCGTTTGATTTTGCTCTCTTAGTTTTGCAAGTTCGACTTCCTTCGCTTCTGATAGTTCCTTAAATTTGCCCTGTTCCGCAAGCGCTTTTTCTTTATCTCTTTGCTCTTGCTCACGCAGCATTTTAAGTTCCTTATGCGCGGTGGTCAACTCCTTAAACCTTGAGTGCTGAAAAGTCCTTGCATCATCAAAGACTTTTGCAAAATCCTCGTCGCTTATCTTCGAGGGGTCAAAGCTTGTACTTGTGGTTTCAGTTTTTGTTTGGTCGCCCTTCTGGTCTGCGCCAGTGCCACTTGTACTTTTATCGTCTGTTTCGTCTGTCATATATCTTTGTCGTTTTTTTAAGTGGTACGCCCACCCAAGAAATGACTTGTATACTTATATTTGCAAATCGTAATACATTTGTCAAGGGGCTATTCTATTAAGCCCTTCTCATAACTTTTTGTGTCTGCATTCCACGACATAGTCTCCCTTGCTAAATCTAGCGTCAACGCATTAATAGCATGCCTACAATTTGGGTGAAAAAGTCCCCCTTCTTCTGCGTCTGCAACGGTATCATATCCGCTAGTTTCGCCAGTGAGAGATAATATTTCGCCTTCCCAGTCAGCGCACTCATCAATTGCGCCATGTGAGGATACTTGCACTAAATCATATCCATTCTCAACTAATCTATTGGTAAGTCCCGTATTTCTGGCTTCGACTGCTTTAGTGCGTATCAGCATTTCAGTGTATCTATCAAGCGTCCATTTATGACCGCCTTTATCGATTAAAGCATCTAATCCCTCTTGCTGTAATGTTCCGATAAGGCTTTTTTGTATTGTTTTTGTTGCTTCGCCCGAAATTTGTCCAGTTGCGAGCTGTTGGGTAAGTGTTTCTTTAGTGACTTGGCTCATAAGTGCCTGAGCTGATCTATTTACACCGCTAATGCTTCCAGCAAATGCCTTAGCTGTGTCATCAACTAATGCAGCTATTGCCTCTTTATGTATTTTATTAAATCCGGTCTTTATATCAATCGGTGCTTTAATTGATATAAGTTGCTTAATGCTTATGTCTGCACCTTCTTTATAATAGGCAGGTATCGTTTTTTCTATAAATCCTTTTGTATTAGATCCAAGATTAGTCAATATTGCTTGAATATTACCCAGTATTTGTTTTCTGCGAATTTGATTAAATTTAGTTGCGCCGGCGATTGTACTATAAATATCTTTATATGCTTGCTCATAGGTTTTAGTGAGCCTAGCAAGTTGTTGTTCGTCTATGTTTATTGATTTTGGATAAAGTGCCATACATATTATTGCGTATTATTTCCTGCTGGTGGGATAAAGGGCTTCGGCGTGTTTGTTGGTAATATGATTGCGTTTTCGTCTTTAATCTCAATGACTTTTAATCTGGCTTGATCCTCGTCTATACTATCAAGCCTCATAATACTATCAACTATTGTCGTTGTGCCACTATCTAAGCGTTTTGCTTCAACGTCAACCTGCTCACTGTTATCAATCGGGATACCGTCTTGCCACTCAATATCTGGCACATATGGCTGACCTTCTAATTCTAAACCGCCTACTTTAAGTTTCCATGTCTTGGCCATAAGCATTGCAGTATATAACACCTCTTTAAGTGCGTGATCATAATATAATTTTTTTCTGGCGGCTTTTGCTATTGTACGCATTATTTTAAGCTTTAATGCGCGGCCACTATCATTTTGCCCTTTACCCATACCAAATACATCTGGGCTGATTTCGGCTACCATGAGTAAGTTTTCAGTTAATTTTTCAAGTTCCCTAAAAGCATTTTCAAGTGAAGCGTCCCATACAATATATTCTGGCTTTGAATTTTCACCCTCTGATATTTCAATAACACCTAATGCTTTTTTATTTACCGTTCCGTCCTCTTTAATTACGCCAGTCGGAACCATAAGAATTGGATCACTATGCTTATCAAGTATATTGTCAACTGCGGTCATACGTGAATTGATCGCATAAAATAACTTATCTAAGTCGTGGTAGTCTGATATTCCAAAATAGCGGTTGCCTGTTTTCCAATTTGGTACATGCACTAATAAACTACGATTTATGCCGGTATCTATTCTAGGCAATAAATCTGGTATGCCAAGTATACTAAGCTCTACTTCGCCCATTATTTTATCTTTTTCCATTAAAAAGACTTTATTGTCTATAAATCCTGCATGATGTATCTCTTTTCGTAAATATGTTTTTTCATCTTTCGTAAAAGTCCATGCTAATTCTTTTACTTCTGGCTCTGATCGTACATTAAAACCGTCTATAATAGGAAAGTAAATCGTTGGTGATATATCCTCAATAATAACAGTCCTCTCGTCATCGTTTATATTACGTTTTCCAACTCTTATTTTATATACTGCATCGCCAAGATATGAATTACTAAGCGCACTTTCATAATTTTGTGCGTGTAAATTATTTTCATGTATTAATGCGTCCAAGAATTTTTGGTCATTGTTTTTATTTGCTTTAAAAGTCGGTGCTTCTGAAAATAAAAAGTCTGCAATAACTTTGCTGATAAGCCCTGCATAATTTACCATTACATAGCGTAATTTTTGATATGCTTTTGTAAATCGTATATCATTTATTCTTACATTAAATGCCTCAAAATGATTACCAATAAAAAGACGAGTAAAATACTCATAATCATTCAAACGATTTTGTTGATGTGCAGTAGGAAATGTGCCAATACTATGATCGCCTGCTGTATTCGGCGGCGTATATACGCTTTTTGTTCCGGCTTGTTGAGTAGGCAATGGATAAGCGTCTTGTATTATTTCAGCCATATTAAAATAATTATATCACTTTTTAATTTTCTATTATTAGTCTACTTAAAGAGTATAACAATAATTACATCAATTCAACTATAAGCCATAAGGTTTTTGTGCAAATGTTCTTGCTAATTTTGGATAGAAACGCCGCATTTGCATTGCAATAAATCCACCAAATAATGCGTCGTCATGTTTTCCGTCTGCATGCTCTCTTTTTCCATTATCTTTTGTAATAAAAGTACGCATTTCCGATATTGTAATGTGGCTACGTATAGTTAAGCTACCTTCCTCAAATAACATTAAAAAATCATCAATCATTAAATCCCGTGTTTTGCTGTTAGTGTTATATCCGATTTTCTTAGTGCGTTTTGCCGTTTTTTCATCTATTGTTACAGTATAATAATAATTATCATATATTTTGCTCAAGAATAATATTGTCGAAAGCATATTATTCTCTACCCCTATAAATGCCTTATTATAATATGTCCCAATTTGTGCAGCTATCTCTGCTACTTCATCTGGGCGCATTTTTACATATAATTGCGCTACTTGATTACAACTATCCTTATCCCATACATCAATTACCGAGAAATCAGCACCGCCGCCGTCCGAAGGGTCTATACCAATAACATAGTGCGCGTTTTTCTTTGGCAATTCCCAAAACCAAACGCCCAATTGCCACAACCTGTAAAACTCGTCAAGTAGTTTTGTGGTTTCGTCTTTTTCTATTTGGCTCTTTGCTTCCCAATCTTTTTTATACATTTGCTCAACTTCAAGTTTATTAAGCGGGGTGACTGCTTCCAATCCGTCTACCATTTCAGGGTCAAATACCGACCCTACACCGCTTTGAAATGCCTCTTGTAAGGTCAGCGGGTACTCTTGTTTAAATAATTGGCCACCCGATAGTCCCATTCCGCGCTGTTCTTTCTTGAGTTCGTCCATTTTCCACCTACGCCATAACAATTGGCCGTGTGTCACTTCTTTGCCGTATAAATTGCGTGCAGTGTCAATTATTTTTTGTTCGTCTGGTGTAATATCGTCAATTGTGCCAGACAAAGTGTAATCTGGGTCAATAATCCAAGGGTAAAAATATGTTTTGTAGTCCATGTCGCCAGTAACGGGCTTATTGTGAAAATTCATATATGTATCGTAAAAATCATTAAATCCGTTGCCCGTTGTTTCTTCTGAAATAGATCCCGTCAATGGTACTGCTTGCTTAGTACCTGCTGTAAGTTCAGTGCGATTTTTAACAAAAGCACTTTCCGTTATATGTAATTTTTGCACTGTGCCACCCCTTATGCTTGTTGCAACATATATAGAGCTATCAAGTGGCACACCGTCAAACCGTGTCAAAAATTCATACATATATTTTGTATCGGTCTTGGTAATTGGCTTTAATTGCTCTGGTAGATTTGTAAATGCACGCTTGACGATATTAAAATATTCAGGTAATCTTTTGGCCTCATGTGCAGTTATAGCACAACTCATACCCTTTACCCATAATGCCTCATCGAGTAAATCAATTGCATATAGTGTAGTTATACCACCCTGTCGATATTTAATGATTAAATTATAACGATGTGATCCTCGTTCTGCTAGGTGCGCTAATTGTATATAGTTTGGTTTAAAAGTTATTATTTTCCCTTGTTTATTCTTGACTTTGTATAGGTGTGTCATTCGCCACCATTTGTCCTTTAGCCTCGGTTCCAAGTTTGTCATAATCGCTTTGCTCTATTGTATCAAGTATCTTGCCTACTTCGCCTTCTTTTGCCTGTGCGGTTTCGGTTCTATTAACAAAGAAGGGTTGCGCTGTCCTGTGCTTTTCACCCATATACTTTACTACGTCTACGTCTTCTTTGGTTAATGTTTCGTCACGCTTTGCTCTATCAAGTGCTTTGTTTGTAATTCTAGCCAATACCTCGTTTATGTTCTCGCCTAGCACTCTGCGGTAAGCGTCAACTTTTTCCGAAAACCAATCATTTAAGGCGTACTTTTCGGATATTCTTTTGTACTTTTCTTCTAGCCCAGCCTTGGTGCAAGCCCTGTATAAAGAGCATGCTAACTCTAAATGCGGCCGTAATTCTTCTAGCCATAATTTGTATTGGTCTTCGCTTATTATTGGTCGCCCCGTTCCTGCGGGGTTTGGTGTTGTTATAATTGGTTCGCTCATATTAAAACTTCTTAATGAAGTATAGATTTATTTTACACCTTTTGCATATAACCCACTTGCCCGTTGTGCTTGGGTATCGTACTTCTTGGTGTCCGAATATAAAACAAAGTACCCTATCCATATTTAATAAAGTGTCAATGGGTCTTCTTCTACTTTGATAATTTTAAACATCATGCTAGTATTTGTACTTTCAATTAATTGATAATCTTTTAAATCCAACGTAAGTGTTTTAACACCTTTTGCTGTTACATCTATTGGTATTGTAATTGTTTTATCTTCCTGAATAATCATACTAATTTAGTGTAATATATTTGTATTATATCGTCAATTATCATTTTATCCACATAATGTGGGTAACTACTAATTTAATATATCAATCTTTTTCATTAAAGTGGGTGGTTAATATTGTTGCGCCGTTCTTTTCTACCCTTACCATAAGCTCAAACATACTTGCAGGCCGCCCATCTCTGGTTGTTAATGCCCACCCGTCACTAAGTGACATACCTTCATTATCATAAATACTCATCGGCACTTCTATACAAATCATCATTCCCTCTTCAAGAATTGAATATTTATTGTCTTTTCCAAATGCATTATAAATTTTAGGCAATTGGTGCATTTGCTCACCAATACCATGCCCACATAATCGCCTATTAGCAACAAATCTATTTAATGATACGTAACTATTAATTGCCTTAGTAATATCCATTGTATCTGCACCCGCTTTAACATATTTTAAAGCTTCAAATATAACAAGTTTGCTACAATTTACCAATTGCCTTGTTCGTTCTGGCACATTTCCTATAATGGCAGTGAATGCGCCGTCTGCACAAAGCCCGTCTTTCTTAATTCCTACATCAATTGTAACAATATCGCCATTTTTAAGTTTATAGTTATCTGGTATACCGTGTGCAATTACATCATTTGGCGATATACAAGATACTGCCGGATATGGTTTTTTACCATATGGTTTGTATCCCTTATTGCATGATGTGGTATTAAAATCTAATATACGTTTTTCAATATATTGATCAATTTTAGCGGTTGTTATTCCTTCTTTTGCTATACTCTTTGTTTCTATTAAAATATTGCTTAAGATTTCCCATACTGGCATCATATTGATTTATTTTTTAATTAAAATAAAAATTTGCTTACATCTTCTAGTGAATATGCGACTATTGCGTGGCCGCCTCGTTTTTCAATCTCTTGTAAAAATATGTTTTGTAATTCCGTTGGCTTATTTTTGCCAGTCTTGCACTCTATGGCTATGAATTTGCCGTATTTACTTACCCCGATTATATCACTGCCACCTTTAATACCTGCCCGTATAGCGCTTGTTTTGTTAATGCCTGCTTTAGTTGTGTAGTCATGCTTGAAAAAACCGCTATTATTACGCCATACATAATGACCTTTAATAAGCAAATAATTTATAATAAGTGCTACTAGCTGTGTTTCTTTTAATGCAAATTCTGATAAATTAGGCATATTTATTATATAAATCGTTTTCTATAAAATAGCTGTGCATTTCGCTTGATAATGTTTCGATCCAATTATAAGCATCTTTTAGCATATTATCAGTTATCCATATAACTGACATATCATATTTTCCTATATATTGGTCAAAGTGATAAATTTCGGCTTTTTCTACATATAGACCGGCATAAGTACAAAGTAATCCGTAAATAGAAAGTTGTTTACTTGATGCGTAGGCATCGCTTGATTGTTTACCCGTTTTAAACTCATATACTGTGTTATTATCGTAGCAATCAATAACACCCACTAGATCCAGCCAATGTTGCAAATTTACAACTTTTTTAAGTTCTGTTATTGGCGAAATAAGAATTTTACCGCCTAATTCTAGGGGCAATGCTTTATTAGTAGTTATATATATATCCCATTTTTCGTGCCACTTTTTACCCTCAGCCATTTGTGGGCTTGTATATGTTTCTAGCTTGAAATACATTTTAATTGCCTCTTCCCATTGACCGCCTGCCCATTTGCTTAGAATGCTATAACTTGCTCTAAATTTTTGTTTGTCTTTATACATATTCACCTTCAAGCACGCTTAATAGGGTTGTTAAGTAATTTTTTGATCCTATTTCTTTTATAAGATTTGTATTTGCCTCTATCCATGTCTGCCTATCAATTATTTTTTCGTGTTTTTCTGTAAATGTAGGATCTATGTCTATGGCATAAAATGGATTAATAATCATTTTTATAACTATATTTTTTGATATGTCTTTATTCATGTATTTATTCTATTTTGTTTTTAAGCGATATTGTCAAAATCTTTTTACGTTCTAACTCAATTATTCCATTTGGCATAATCTTATATTCATTTATCCATTTATCAACTGCCTCGCTATCAATTTTATAATTTATTTTTGTTTCCATTTCGTATAATTCCTTTGGTGCTAGATCAATTTTATTTTCATCAATATGATATTTGCTACCAAAAGTTCTATAATATACTTTGATTTTGTCGGCTTGTATGCTTTTGAAATTTGGATCTAGTTTTAGTGCGGTATCTTCTAGTTTTGCTTTGGCGGCAATTATTGCGTCCTCTATCTGCTTTTGAATTTCAAGTAATTTTAATAAAACTTTTTCGCCTTCTGCGTGCAAAAAGATTTTATCAGCGTCTATTTTTATATTTTCTAAATCTTCTATGTCTATCTGCATATTTTTAATTTGAACCAACTATATTTTTTGCTATAATATCAGTATATTCGTTTAATATCTCCTCTAATCTTTTGCCTAATTCGTCCTCTGACATTTCAGTTTCAATATATTCAATATGCAAATCAAATGCAGTATTTATTGCGTCACGTATATAATCTTTAATAGTTGTCATATTTATATATTGTAATATATTTGTATTATATTATCAATCACTAGAATTGTGCATTTTTTTTAATCTTTTTTGCATTTCCTCTATGGTAAGCTTTGATCGTCCAAGCTCTGGTTTGAGTGCATTACGCATATTTGCAAAATCGGGCGCTATATCTTTTAATATTTCTGCTGGCTTCTCTGGTGGCGTTAATGGCGTACCTGCTAATAAGTTACTTTTGGCTTCGTATTCTGGTGGCGTATTTACTATTAAACTATTATCATCTGGCGCGCCATGATCTACTATAATAGTTTTATCTATAAATTTATCTGGTGTAGGTAATTTATCTATTTCCTGCTCTGGCGTTGTCTGTTTCATTTCCTCTTGTGAGTATATTCCACTTAGCTCATTCGGAAAACCTTTACGAAGCGATAGCGCCTCTGCGCATTTAGCAAGCATTGTATATGGCATTTTAGCCCACATAAATTCAACATTACCGTCTTTAGTAACTGGTGCATATTCACCCCACCTTGCGCTCGCTGTAAATGCTACACGTTCGCCATTTATTGATTTATAAACGGTTACTGTGGCTTTCGTAGGATATTTAGTGCTTTCATCTTCTGGTGTCACTATTGCATCATCTTGGCCTGCATATTGCCCTGTGCGCTGTGCTACTAGGCGCATGCCGTCAATACCTGCCTGTATACTCATTATTTCTTTGGCCTGCCTACTATCCCACCTAAATACTGCATAAATTTGTTTTGTTAGTGGATCAAGTCCGGTACGTTTTGCAACATATAAAAATAAAAGTAAGTCGCTATCGCTTCTGGTGTTTCCAAACTTGTCCGGCTTCATTACTTGTGACTTAATTAAATCAATATATAATTTAGGGCTTTGACCTTTTGGGATATATTTCAAAAGTTGTTTACCTTCGTATATTAAATTTACGGTATTTTTAGCTTCTTGATCTGTTTTTGGCAATGTATTAGTCATGTTTTGTTTTATGCTATGCGTGTTTTTATTTCTCTAATCACATAATAAATATGCTCTCTTGTATAGTTTTTATCTGTGTGTGGGTTAATATATCTTGTGCTTATTTCTCGTGGCGTTAATCCAGCATTTAAGTCAGTTGCAACCTTCAACCAAAAATCCATAGTTGCTTTGCGTTTTCGGTAACTTCCTTTATATTTTTTATCTGTCATAAATCTATCGTAATACATTTGTAATATAATGTCAATAGGTAATTTTATATGTATTATTTTTCTGCTTCTACTTCTATATTACAAATATCACTACACGCTAATGCTTCCTTAGTGCCTATTGTTAAATCAATAATGCGCCCGTGTCTTTCAAATCCGCCTGTATCTGTTACTTTAGCATAGATCGTTTTTCCATTATTTATATTTGTAATCTTAACCATAGAATTTAGAGGCGCCCGATTGTATGCTACTGTTAATGCGTTATCATCTAATATATCGCCATTTGCCATAGTAAGGGTATCGCTACAACCTAAGCACCCAGCCCTTGAATAATAGCTGGCTTTGCCTTTTAAGCCAATCGCCGGCGGGATTAATGTAGGCTTTATGTTTAATTTAATCGGTATAGTATGCCGATCAACTGGCAACGGTGAGATTATGGGTTTTTTCGTTTTACTTATAAATGAAAGTAAGAAAATAGAAATAATGATAATACTAATAATAGATAATATTTTCATTTATAAATAGATCATACGTTTTTAGTATTCATTTGTTAGTTGTTTGTTAGTAACTATATATCTAATTTAGATTGAATAATAATTTCCTCTTTTGCTGGCAATGCAATTATAGCTTCAGGATTTTTTAATATATAATCTGCTATCTTGTACCAATTTCTTTTTTTCATACCTACCTGTATATCAAATATCGGCACAAGGTCATATTTAATAGCCATTAAATCAAAATGCTTATGGCAGGGAACTATTAGTCCTACTGCATTACTACGAGCATCAGAACCACCTAATGATAGTGGAACTATATGATGTATGTCTAAATGCTCTTTCCTACCACACCCACAACCACATTTGCCTTTTTGTTCTATTCTTACTTCTTCTTTTAATTGATTAGTAAATCCTTTTTTTTCTTTCATTCTCTAGAAAATATATCTTTCAATTCTTTTAATTCAGTTATTACTCCAAATACTGCACCTTTCATAGCTGTTAAGACTTGTTTATCATAGTGAATATTACCTTTATAGCTTCTGTTTATAACTCCTTCTGGCTTTACTTTGAGGATTTCAGTTAAAAGTTCAATTTGTTTGTATCCTTCAATTAGTTGTTTTTGCCTATCAATATAAATAGTCATCATTAGCTGCCTCTCAGCTTCTTTCACTATATTTCACTCTCCTTATCTTTAGTTTGA